AGTTTCAACAGGCACGAGCGCCTTGGCTTTATCATACTCTGCCTGATGTTCTGGTGTGAGGGTAAAGCCCTGAGCCACAGCACCATCATAGGTTTTGACTGTCGCCTTGGCTTGTTGGACTTCTTTCGATTCCAATGAAACTTTCTGCTTCTGTTCTGCCAAAAACTCTTGTGGTGATTGTGGTTTTGCAGTTTCAACAGGCACGAGCGCCTTGGCTTTATCATACTCTGCCTGATGTTCTGGTGTGAGGGTAAAGCCCTGAGCCACAGCATCATCATAGGTTTTGACTGTCGCCTTGGCTTGTTGGACTTCTTTCGATTCCTGCTGAGCAGCGTTATGCTTTCTGCTAAGGAAGTCTGCTGGTGATTTTGCACCAAGGTCAGGCGACTGCGCGTCCAACAGGGACTGTAGCTGATTACCGCCTTTGAGGGCATCCGCAATAACATCAGGCTGCAACTGTATCCCTAGCTTATTTGCCTCATCAACAAGGTCGTAGGTTTTCTTCCTTGCCTGCACAACATCTGAGCCACGCGCCGTGAGTAGCGACAGGGAGACATCATCACCGAGCTCAGTCAGCTTGGTTACAATCTGCTCATCCAATGGCTTGGCGCGGTCATACTCTTTCTTGAGGTAATCAAGCGTAGCAGCCATGCCCTGGTCTGGCTGTGCGGTAACCTGCTTGGTGAGCAGGTCTACAGTGTCTTTCAGTTGCTCCACGCCCATCTGTTTGGCGCGTGATTCCATCTCGCCCAGAACATCATGTGCGCGCGCTTGTGGTAAGGACACATCCAAGTTACCTATAAGCTGTGTATCTGTCAGTTCTGCTATCGGGCGAGTGAGGCGGTCGTCAAGCTCGTCTTGCAGCATGTCTTTCGTGATTCTCACGGCGCGAGGGTCAGTGCCTGCGTCCACCGCATCGTGCAGGTGCAGCAGTGCAGTGGTACTCATATCCTCTGGCTTGGCTTCCAGTGTGATGGCGTTCTTGATTTCAGCATCACTGCGGGCATCAGCGGTGTGGTAGCCAACGCCACTGCCAATAGCACCGCCCATTGCGCCACCTGCAACGAACGAATCAATGAGCTGCCAGCCGCTCAGGTCACTGTGACCAGTGCTGCTTGCTGTGCCTGCTGCCTCAAGTGCCGTTTGTATTGCCTCTGTTGTGCCTTCTAAGACGGCTGTTTTAGCCGCCTCACGAGCTGCTGTAGGTAGCTTCTTCTGTTGCGCCAACGGTTTGGCAGCTTTGCCCATAACCTTCCCAAGAACCTTTCCAGGCAGCAGTGAGTCAAGCGCACCTGCTGCCAGTGCCGCAGAGCCTTCGCCGAGCAGGTTTGTGTTTGCACCTGCACCTGCTTCCTCTGTAGCCTGATGAATATCGCCAAGCTCCAAGGCAGCACTTGGCAGTGCTGCGCCCACAAAGGGCAACGCCTTAGAGGCAACTTTGGCAACACCAGCAGCAACGGCTGCCTCAGGTGCTACAGCAGCGGCAGCCAACCCTCCAGCGAAAGTAGCAGCCATCGCTGGAAGTGACCGTAGTGCAGAGCCAGCAATAAAGTTCACGGTGTCGCCAACACCATGCGCATCCTCAAGGGACATCACGCCATTGGCTTCTGTTGCAGCCTCTGCGCGATTCCTCTCAGATATAGCGTTACCTTGATGTACGAGGCTCCCGCCTAAGCTGTCTGCGCCAAATTGCTGCAAGGCACGACCTGCGTAGGCTTCTGCACCGCCAAGGCTTGCTTGTAGGTTATCAACACCAGCAGCTAGATTGCCTCCGATGAAGCTAGGCTTGTCTTCTGCCGCTGGTGTTGCAGGTGCAATCTCATTGCTCAGGCTTGCTGCAAAGTCGGCAATCTCTTTTTTCCGTTCTTCACTAATCATGCCTCAGTCCCCTGTGATGATTTAAGTAATAATTCAAGCATGAAATCAAGTTCCTCACTGTTCTTTGCGTGCAGAAGCCTACCCTGCATAACACCTGCTGCGGACGGGTGCTTGGCGAGGAACGAACGAACCTTAGCAGCACTAGCATCCCCAAACTTCTTAGCAGTCGCCTGCACTGCGAACCCTGAATCAATAGCCACAGTGTCAGTTCCTGATTCAGTGGCGTGTTGCCTTGCGCTGTTCCAGTCCTTGAGGACACCGTCAAGTTTCGTGCCGTCATCCTTCTTGGTGGACAGTTCCTTCCGAATCTTGGCAGTGCGTGCCTTGTCCAAGTCAGACACTGGTTTTGGTGCAGGCGCATCAGTTCCGAGTGCCTGCGCGGCATTGAAGTATTCCTGCGCTGCCTCGCGTGCTGCCCTTGATGTTGTGCCTTCGCCTTCAAGTAATGCTGTGCCCTGTGCTACCAGTTCCTGCTTGCGCTCTGTGATGCTCTTGGTCTTTGCTGGCAATTCCCGCGCATGGTGTGTTGGCACAGACAAGGAACCTGCTGGAACGGTGTTCACAGAGCCGTGATGCACACCGTTCGCCAAGTCTTCCCTGAAATGGGTGTTAGCCTGTGGGTCAGACAGCCTGAACTGTTGGTTGGGCATTCCAGCAAATTGGTCATCCGTTCCGTGCAATGGGCGCAAGCCACCATGGGCAGCGGGCGCATTCTGCTGCGGCGCAGGCAAGGGCGCATTCTGGATTGGCTCTGGTGCTGTGTGGCTCTGGTGTGGTAGAGACACCGTGGGTAGCCTATGCCCAGCAACACTCTCCTGCATTGTATTACCGCCCAGCACTCGGCGTTCTGCTGCTAGCTGCTGGTCAGCAGGCGACTGCTTCGCTAATTGCTGCTGCACTGCCAGTTTACCAGCAGCAATCTTCTTCTTACGCTCTGCATCTGTTGCTAGAATAGAATCCATATCACACCACCTTCGTTGTGGTGTCGCCTATCTGTGCGACAACCTGTGTATTTGCTACTGCTGCGCGTGCTACCCCACCAGCAACCTGTGCCCCAACCTTCGCTGCATCTGCCTGTAGTTCAAGTGACTTGGTGTTGATACTGCTGGACAGCTCACGCTCCTTGATGTTGGCATTGAAGGTGTCTACATCAGCTTGGAGCTGTGCAGTGGCAAGCGTTACCTGCGCCCTGTACTGTTCAATACTGCCTTGGTATGCAGCCAACTGTGTCTGATTGCCCTGCATGATGACATCATTATTCATCTTGGCTTGTGTGATGTCTGCGGCAAGCTGTTTCAGCTGGGCTTCGGTGGTCATGCGGAACTGCTCTATCTGCGCACGATTATTCTCACGAACAGTGTCGGCTTGTGCTGTAAAACCAGCCAAGGACGCGTCATTGAACGATTTGACTGTAGCATGGTCTGACTGAATGGTGGTCAAGTACACGCTCATCTGCTGTTTGTCATAAGCAGCAGCAGCCTCAAACACCTTGATAAGTGCCTCATTGCTTGCCTGCTTCTGTTGGATGGTTGCTTTGAATACGGTGATGTCGGCATCTTGCTGTTTGAGTGCTGATTCATTCTGCATACGAATGAAGTCAGCTTTTATCTGCTCAGTCTTATTGAATGCGTCAAGGCGATAACGGTCATACGCAGCCTGTGTCTCAAATATCTTAATGCCATTGGCGTTATCTTTGATGACAGCATTGACCTGTAGGTCATACATCTTGGAAGCAAGCTCTGCTTTTTGCAGTACACCCTGATTGAATGTGCGAACCTGCTCGGCATTGACTTGCATGATTGCCGTGTAGTTGCTCATACGCAGCTTATCTGCTTCCATCTGTAGCTTGGCGTTATCCACTTGCACACCTGCCTCAGTCGCATAGGCATTAACACGAGCTGAATACTCGCTGGCGGACGCTTGCCTACCTGATATGGCATATTCCGCAGCTACTTGATACAGCTTGACATCAAAATCAAGCTTCTTCTGCGCCGTGTCCACCACAGCCTGTGATGCCTTGAGTGCATCATTAGCCGCCTGTAGGTCTGATTCATATTGCTTTAAGGTGAGGTCATCCTGACGCAGACGGACATCTGCGGCGGACTTGTCCATGTTAAATAGGTCAACTTCGCCCTGCTGAATAGCACGCCCTGCCTCAACCTGCTTGGCATAGAGGTCAACTTTGGTTTGTTCACCGCCAAGAGCTGCCGTGAACATGCCGTATTCGCCCTGCTTGGCTGCCACGGTCGCGCTGTAGGCGCTTATTTCAGAGCCAAACATTTCAAGTTTCATACGCTCCATATCAAGCTGTAACTTGCTGGCGCTCAGTTGGGCATTATACGCATCGCCCAATGCCCTGACACCTGTCAGTTGGGCGTTATACAAGTCAACTGCCGCACGCTGCATGTCAGTGCCTACCTTGGCTGCATTCATCTGTATCTCGTAGATACGCATGTTTGCCTCTGCTGCCTTTATCTCATTGGCAAAAGCGAGGTACTCCAGTTTCGATGTTTCCAGTTGGATGTTGTACGAGGACACCTGCGCCTCATAAATCTTAACAGCCACATCTGCGAGTGCGATTGAGTGCTTCAAGGTGAAGTCATTCAGCCATTGGAAGTTCCCTTCCTGCAATTTCTCATACTCAAAAGCCATTGATGTGAAGGTCTTGATGCTGTCCTGCTCCATCTCCGCTATCTTTATAGCTATGTCACGAGAAGCTGTCATCAGCTTCTCGCTTGTAGCATCACGCAGCTTGTTCTCCTGCGCCAATAGCGAGCCTTGCGGTAACATGAAGCCGCGCCGTGCAGAGCGATTCATCAGTTCACGAACTGTGTCGCGTACAACCGCGTTTTCCCTGTCTAGCTCACGCCCCCAAATGGCGCGCTCTATCGTAGGTGTTAGCGCTGTGCCGCCAACCATGCGCTGCTCAAGTAAGGCTTGAAGCCCCTTGATGGTGATGGGAACTGCTGTGGGAGCAGTTGTCGCAATACTTGCGCTTGGCGCAGTGGGCGCAGTGGGGATGGCAGGTTTATTGAACACCAATGGCGTTACTGTTGGTGGGGAAGGCAGTGTTACTGTTTGCAGTGTGGGGGCTGTGGGTAGGTTCGTCAGCCCTGCTGGTGCATTGGGCAATGCCACTGTTCCAACAGTGGGTGCTGTGGGTAATGCGGCTTGCAGTGGAGCAGGAGCAACAGGGAGCTGCACTGTTGGCGCAGTGACAGTGATTGGTGTGATGTTGCGGGCTGGCAGTGCCTTTTGCACAAGAGTAGTGCGCGTTGGTGCTGTATATGTGACAGTGCCTAGCCCTGCGGTTGTGGGCGCGGTGATTAGTGGTGTTGGTGCTGCCAATGGTGTTGGTGCTGCCAATGGTGCTGTGGGCGCATACGAGACCACTGGAGGTGCTGTGGGCGTGAACTTCTGCAATGCACCTGATGCAGGTAGGGTGGCAGTGATTGCTTTTGGGCTGGGTGGTACGGCTGTGCTTTGTGGTTGTGCGCCAAGGACGGGGGTCTGTAGTGCCTTGGGGGGGTTCAGCAGCGGTATAGCTGTGTCCAGAACAGGGTTGGTGGCTAACTGTGCTGGCTTCGTGAAGCTGGCAGGTGTGTGCATTACTGGTGCTACTGGTGCTGAGGAAAGCGTGATGGGCTGGATGTTCACGCCAGCGGTGTTTAACTGTGCTGGTGCTTGTGGTACAGGTGGTGCAGCCAGTGTCGTCAGGTTGCCTCCGCCCACCTTGAAGGCTGGTTGGTTCCGTGTCCCTGTCACACTGTACTGGCTAGCAAGTGCGGTCAGTGTGTCGGTGAAACTGGTGGCGGAAGCCATCTGCGTAGCACTGAACGCCACCACACTGTCAATCTGTTTCTGAATACCTGGGTCTAAAGTCGCCATTTGTCACCTCCGACATGGCGTACCTTAGCGGCTATGCCACCTTCTTGCACCAAGTGGGTCTTTGCACTGCACATCCCTAGTTGTTGTGTTGGTGAATGCAATGCTGTGAGATGCAAACAGCCCGCTGAATGGGGCACTTGTGCCAGTTCTCGCTATGCCATAGTCAAACACTGGCGGTAGTTCTGCGACTATGGTGGGGAACATGATGGCAGGTGCTTTGTATGTGGTGTTTGTAGCAACCTGCATTCGCCCTGTTGCTCCTGTAGTTTTCAAGTACATGGGTCTTCGCGCCACATAGCGCACTTCACTTGTGCGCATGAGTTCCTGCACAGCTTTCTGTAGACTTGGCGTTGCGGTAACCTGATTAGAGCGTGACGCTGCTGCTAAATCATAGCTTGTGCTGTCCGCCATGTGGAACGGTATCATGTTCTGTGTGTACACTGCTGGGATGTGGTTGCCCCACATCTCCCTATAATCCACCACTGCAACAGGTGTGTACTTCTGTGTATACTCTGCAACTGGGAATGATGTCCACATCAGTTCATCCTGCCAGCGCCCTCCTGTGAACGCTACGGTTCCATTGTCGTTCCCATAATCCTGTTCAACAATGTATGAATACTCAGTACCTGTGCCTGTGGGTTGCCACTGCTCAGGGAACCTCCCAACACCAGTATAGATTAGTTCTTGTTCAGGAACAGTTATCCGCCACCGTTCAATCATGCGAGCAGGAACCCTTCGCCCACTGCCCATAGCCATTGCCTCAGGAAAACAGGTTGGTTTTGCGCCTGTCACAAATTGCGCACGCTGGCTCTCCCAATAATCCATTGCGGAGGTTAGGTTCTCATCATACATGCCATCAACGAACCACACCGTATACCCTTGCGCATCAGTACCCTGCGCCGCTGCGCCGCCCATAGCATATTCACCAATCCAATAGCCCTTTGTCCCCGCAACTGTGTCATACCCTGCTGCATCGAGAACCAGTAGGTCTATCTGCGTCACTGTTATATTAGGTATTGGGAAGCGTTCCAGTGGGGAAGCGCCTTCTGTCCTGTACATACGGAACCTATCAAGGATTAGTTCAGGGTACGGTGCAGAAGCTTGTTCAGTGCTGTACTGTATTGCGGTGTGTGAGCTATCATGGTGCATGTGCCGAGACCCTGCATCTAACTGCACTTTGCCACTCACATCGGCGTGCGCAAATAGGGCTCCTGACACTGCTTTTTTGGCATACTCATAAGGTGTCCACGCCTTCCTGCCATCGCCCAACATGGGCATAGCACTATCCACCGCTTTGTTCGCCAGCATCATATCCTCGCCATTGAACGAGACAGTGCTGTCCATGTTGTCATAAGGAAACACCAACCATAAGTCGCTAGGAGCCACCCCATGCGAACCTGTGAACAAGGAGCCATCTACCTTTATCAGGTTGGTACTCGATGTTGGGAAGGTGAGCTTAACGCCACGCTGAAAATCAAAGTGTGTGTCATCATAGCGGTAGCCGTAAGTCACCATTGGGCGGAACACTGATGCCCCGCTCACTGGAGCAAGCATGCTGTCCACAACATCCACATTGCCCACAAACAACGCATGCAGTAGTACACTGAGTGCCTTACCAACATACGGTACTTGTGCTGACATCAAGTAGTCTGTCTTGGCTGGTTGCTTGTCTGTGTCCCACAGCCTCAGTACAAGGTCACACGGCGCAAGAGGGCTGTATATTGGGTCTATCTTGTCACCATGAGGCAGTCCTACTCCCTGTTTATCTACAGCCTTCACAACCAGCCGCCCCAGTATCTCAGCACCGCTGAAAACCTGCACACCTACAGCATTTCTCAGTATCAGTCCCCACGCCATAGGCACTGATTCCTTCTTTGTGGTATGCTCGAACTGCGCATCCAGCACCACTATGCCCCTGTTATAGTCGTCACCAGCTAATATCTTCTTGGGGTACGCTTCTCCAACCTGCTCCTGCACCACGCTCATATCACGAACTGGCTTGCCTGCGTACTTACCAAACTTGGGCGCTGGCATGTGCAGGGTGGGCGCTTCTTTCCCCTCACGGATTGTGCATCCAGCTATGTCAGCGTAATCCGCCCACCCATCTTTCTTTGGCGGGATGCCCTCCAAAACAGTTATGTAATGCTTCTTGGGTATTGTGCCACTTGCATCTGATGGGAGTGTTTTCACCCAACAAGTCCTCGGTACTATTGTAGTTGCTGTCAGCAACTTGTTTGATGTGTAAAGAACTGTGCCGTCTACTGGTGGCGTGTACCACCCATTCCCCAGCTTTGTTGGTGTGCTTACTCCGCGAACCGTGGTGTTGGCAAAATCCTTGTTTAGGTAGGTCACAGCAGCGTTGAAGTTGCCGCCGACTGGTAGGTTCTTCATCTTACGCGGCGCGTCAGGACTTGCGGCTCGATGGTGATTGAGGATAGCTGTAAGTCAGAGCCAGCCCTGTTCCGTAGAATAAATTGCCAGAAGCGTGAGCGCACACCTCGGTCAAGTTTCATCCTGACCTCACGCAAGAAGGTGTCTCGTGTTATCACATGATAACGGCGCTCTGCCAATTCATCAGCCAGTGTCACAAAGTCCACCGCACCTGTTGTACGAAGACCAATCCACACATCAGGTATCCGCTTCAAGAAATGCGTGCCCATGTCGGATAGCCCTGTGGCAATCTCCGCATCAATAACCGAACCATTATCGTCATTGGCATCAACCACATGAATCCCCGCTGCATCACAAATGTACAGTACACCATTGACATGGGCAGCGGAGTTCACACCAGCCATACCGATGTACTCGCTCACCGCACCGTTCTCAAGATTAACAACAACTGCGTCAGCCATCTTAAATCATCCTTGCATATATTGTTGGATTTCTTGTAGTCAGGTTTGCTCTAGCCCTAGCTCGTGCGTTTCCTGTTGCCCGCACGCTATACGCGCCATAGCGGAGGCTTGTTGAAATGCCTCCAATAATGACGGAAGCCGTTGCCCTACCACTCAGTGCAACACTGCCTGAGGCAGACGCGACCACTCCAACAGTTGCGCTTGCCTTGATTGTGTGTTGCAACACTGCCGTAACACTGCTCCCTGCGCCTGTTACGGCATGGGCTTGAAGGGTGTGGCTCAGTGTGCTGTGAGCAGTGGATGTTGCCCCAAGTACACCTGTAGTCGTGCCACTGAGGGTGAGTGTTCCATTGTTCTTCTTGCCCACGAAACCTTGGGCAGCAAGCGTATATGAACTGTAGCGTAGCATGGCGCTGGCTGGCGATATGACCTGCGTTGATGTAGTCAGTGTGGCGTGCACCACCCCTGATGCACTCACTGTCATGCCCTGAACTGCATGTGCTGTAAGCAAGGCGCTGACAGTGCCGCTGACACCCATGCCAACCCCTGCATGTGATGCAAAGCCTATGCCGTTGTATGTGTTGTTCGCGGTTGCGTTCACCGATGCTACGACATGCGCGTGAATATGTGCTGTGAAACTTGCTGTAACTACGCCAACTGCGCCAAGTAAGGCATTGGCAGCGCCTGTTACAGGAACTGCCAACAGTGCGTGGTTCGCTAATCCACCAGTAGCCTTACCGCTGATGGGGATGTGTATGCTTGCGGTGTTTGGTGTACGACTTGTTGCCTGTGCTGCCAGTAAAACGGTGATGCTTGAGCTGGCTGTAGCGCCTGTTCTCGCCTCTGTCAGCAGCGCCTTGATTGTCCCAGCAGCCCTGTTTGGTGAGGGGTAGCTGTAGGAAACTGCATAGGGCAGCCTGATGTAGTCCTGCACAGTGGCGTGGCTCTGTAGGCTAACCAGCTCTGTCGCGGCGAGGGTCGCTATGACGGGTTCCTTGGCAGTGGCGCTGCCATGCACAGCTATGTTTGCCGACAATGCTGCCACAGCGCCTGTTAGGGCGTGGGCTGATGCTGTGATGCCGCCGTATACGGCGGCTGATGTTCCTATGACACCTGTCAGGGCATTGGCTGCACCTGCTAACTGTGCAGCCAGCACAAGATGTGCGCGATTGCCTTGCCCACCAGATGCAAGCAGTGTGGCATTTACAGCGGCACTCAGTGTGGCGCTTATAGAAACATACCCTGTAGCACTCAATGTGGCGCTTATTGAGCCTGAGGCAGTGACCAACTGCCCTGTCAGTGCAGTTGCACTGCCTGCTGCACTGACAAAACCGCGTGACTCAGCACCTGTTATCTCATGGGCGCGTGCACTTCCTGTGACCCCTGTATAGGTGGCGTTGGTACTGCCTGTGTTGGGTGCTGGTATGATTCCGCTGGCTTGCAGTACCTTGCCTGTGTAGGTGAGTGTTGCCTGAGCCGTCTCTGCGAATGTGGTTACAGCTTGCCCTGCGGCATTAGTTACGGTTACCCCTGAGGCACTGGTGATAATAGCCATTAGACGAATGCCTCAATGGTGAAATCACACAGTGCAATCTCCCTCTGCCCTGTGTGTGGTGAAACTGTTCGCTCAAACCATAGCTGTATTGTCTCGCCTGGCAGCATGGTTGTCTGTGATGTGCCCCGAAAGAAGGTGACACCAGAAGGCGCTTGTGTGTTGCTCTGTGTAGTGATGGCTTTACCAAAACCCATTCGGTTGAAGTCTGCCGTTTGTGTGTTGGTTAGGTGTGCTATCACCGTGATGTTTGATGGTGATGTGTTGGACACTGCTATGCAGTGGTAAAAAACACCGCCCATCAGGGTCTCTTTCCCTGTTAAGTCAGAAAGAGGCTGGCTGATGGGCGTGCCTGTTGGCTTACCCAAACCATTCACTGTCTCAAACAGTTTGAAAGTGGTCTGAGTGAGCATTGGTTTATGCTAAAGTAATGGAGAAAGCATCAATAGTTTCTGTTGCGCCTGACACCACATTGATGTTACTCACATTCATGTCAGCCCCAAATGTGCCAATAGAACCCTCAATGCGTGGCTCTGTTGTGCTTAGAACACCTGTGTCTGTCGATGACACCATGCGGAAATAGCCAGGTGTGCCTGTGGCTGCCGCAACGGCAGTCCAGTTTTCTGCGACCGCCTTGCTTAATGTACCTGCGACCGCCGCAGCTTCAAAGTTAAGCCCTGTGGCTGCAATCGTGAATGTTGCCAAGAGCGTGCCTGTGGGTGCATCATCGGGAGAGGCTGGTTGTGCCCCTGTGTACCACTCAATGCTGCCGCCATTCATCAATGTTGCCAAAGCCGAGCCAGTGAGCATGCCATCTCGTAAACCTGTCGAAAACTTAAATGCCATCTTAGTTTCTCCTTATAGTTCTTATTCCAACGCTAGGCGTGAAATTGTTAGGTGAAGGAGCAATACCTGCACCAAAAGCGATATATTGCAGCATACCATCTTGGTGTCTGATGACCCCAATGGTGTCCAATCCGAAGTCATACGCAACATTTGCTTCTGTTATGTTCTTCACAATGCCTTGTCCATCACCTACACAGATACCCAAGCTGGTGGTGAACACGGCTCTGTTGCCATCATCAAAACCGCTGGATGATGCCCCAATAATCCGTGCATTGTACGCTGTTATGCGGACGCTGTCTTCTGGTGAATCCCCACCAATGAAGTGCAGCTTGTCTGCGGAGACATACAGCCCACCATCCACAGCCAGCACCGATGTGATTCGCCCTTCAAACTGATAGAAATCCTCTGCCACATCAAATGCTTCCACTGAGAAAGGCGTTGAGTAAATCAGGGCATTGCCCACAGCCATGTAAATCCTACCGTTGAATGCGCATAGTGCGGAGCCGCCCAATGGCGGCTCTCCTGCGTACCTGTTGAATAGCGCCTCTGTCCGCAAGGTATCTGCTTGGAACACAGGTGGGACTGCGTAGTATGTGTCACCATTCAGTTCGGTGGCATACAGTTGTTCATCTGGCTGAACCCCTGCATTGACGGTTCCCGTAGGGCTTGTTTGTAAGGTAACTGGTGGTGATGCAGCGCTCTCCATGCCTGTCAGTGGGTCAGTATAGGTTCGGACAAGGCGTATCTCGTCTGTGCCGTGCGAAGTGGTGGTGACAGCAGCAATGGCTGGCGGTGTGGTGACCCCCCACTTCCGCAAGGTGCTGCCTGCTAAGACCCAGTTGCTCGCGCCATCTGTTATGTAAACTTGTCCTGCAACCTGCGTGTAGATGTGGCGGCGTGTAGATGTGGAGCCTATGGCGGTAGGTGTTCCATTCCATAGCGATGTGAGTGTGCTGCCATTCACGAACAGGGTATAGCCATTCCCTGACCACAGTGAGTGCGCTGATGCGGTGGGGACAATCAGGCGCTTGCCTTTCCTTCTCCGCACGATGTTGTCTTGGCTTATGTCCACATTGGTTGCAGCAGACAGTGTGTCCAGTCCGCCGAAGGTTACTTTATTGTTGAGTGATTTGAATGCGCCAAACCTGACTGGTTCACGCGCCATCAGAAGAAGCTCGCTCTTGTCCTTCGTGGCTGCTTGTTACGCAAGACAACCTCTGCTGCTGCTGTCTTGCGTGCGCCGAAGTGACGCTCAAACAGTCGAGCTGCTTTGTCTGACAAATCCATATTGTTGGTTTCAGAATCCTGCTTCGCGTATGCACGATGGCGTACCCAATGGAGGAGTGGTTCGTGGTACTGCACTGGTACTTCTGGGACATCACTATCTAAGATAAGCACGGTTGGTAACCTGTAGACACTCAGGTCAAAAGTTGTTGCAACACTGGGTGACTTATCAAATATGAGGGTGTTGCCTGCCAGAGTGAACTGACGGGGCTCCCCTGCCTGAATGCCCCAACGAAGATACTCAATGTCCTCCTCAGTACGCTGTGTTAGTGCCATGAGCGGTGAGCCATGTACCCGAATACGGTGCAGTTGCAGAATATCCACTGGGAATGCGTACTGGTTCACGCCTATGGTTGCAGCGATAGTCACTCCATCGTCACGAATGTTCATTCCTCGCCGCACAGCCTCCGCCACCGCTTCATTGATGAAGCGGTCTAGCTCCGCATCTGACCATAAGAGGTCGGTTGCATTGGAGCCAGCAGCAAGGTCGTCCAGCTCAACCCTTGCTGCATCACGGAGTTCAAGAAGGTTCATTCAACAATGACCCAGTCATCTGACAGCATGTCAGCCTGTGAAGCCAGCCAGCCACAGCAAACTGAGCCGTCTGCTGTCTTCATATCAATGTGGTCATTGATGGTGATGCTATAAGCTCCAGCATTTGCTGCTGCTAAAACTGCACCACTCCGAGCATCTTTGTTCGCAATAGTTGAGCCTTTAGTCAAAGCCAACCACATGTCTTTACCATTCCAACCCTTGCGAGCAACACGCTCACCTTTCTTTAGTGCCTCAATGGCTTTACCGAAATCCACTATGCTGCTCCTTTGGCGAACGCTTCAATCATTTCTTTCTTTGTTTTCTCAGTGCTTAACTCAATACCCTGTTCAGCAGCGAGCTCGGCAATTTCTTTCTTTGTACTGTCCTCAAGTGATACAAACTCGCCGTCAATGACAACGCCTGACGCGTCCTGCACTTCCAGTAGTTCAAAGCCCTCAGGAACTGCTAACAGCTTTTTGAGGACGCTCTTGTCAGCAATGTCACACACATGGTTGCCATTGCCGTCATCAACGAATTTATATTCAGTGCCGTCAATGTCTACGATGGTTCCACCATCACGCATAATCAATGATTTAATCAGCATATACTCTCCTTATATGTAGAAAGCCCCTACACTGTGGGGGCTTTCTTTGGTTTCTTATTCGCCTTGGCGGATATTGCGGTAAGACACTGTCAAACCAACGACCGTTCCTGCTGCACCTCCGCCTACAGTGGAGGTGACTGTAGCCATCTGGTCAGTCACCTTGCTCAATGCCTGAACGGCTGCTGGGTTGTTCATGCGGGCAATACCGTTCAATGCTGCGGCTGTGATTGCGAGCGCGGCTGTGCCAGCAATCGGGTCAGCAACCTCTGCGGAAGCAGAGCCAATCGCTGCGGAAGTGTCCACAGTTACATCAACAATGCGCGAGCCAGCAGGGACGATTGCCATTTCAATGATGTCACCAGCAACCAACGGTGCTGCTAGAACAACCTCGCCGCGAACAGCAACGACATCCATGTCGTCTGCTGTAGCCGCTGGCACTTTGTTCAAAATTAAGTTACTTTGAATAATAGCCATTACCTATCTCCTTATACTACTGGTGGGGCGTATGTATCAATCGCCATTACACCGAAATCCAAGCCATTAAAGGTTGTTTTCTTCACGCCGATGATGGAACTTGAGGTGACAACCAACTGATTACCGTTGTCACGCGTTTCTTCATTCCAATCAAAACGCATACCATTGCCTGTTGAGCCAAACGCAATACAGCCTGCTTGCGCTCCCATGAACAATGCGCGAGCTGTTGGTAGATTAGCACCTACGCCGCCGTTTGATTGGCGAATGATTGCTTGGTGTTCGTGGATAATAACACCGTTGTACATACCCAAAGCACCTGTGAACAAAGGTGATTCCTTGCCCACTGCCGTAGCCAATGCACGCTGAATATCCAACCACTGACCAGCTGCTGTGTTTGTGCGTAGCTGGTACACCTGATAAGGGTGGAGAACCAGTACATAGTGCTTGCCACCTTCGATGTCGATAGGCGTGATGCGCGGAACATGCTGCGTACCACCACCCATTGTTTGCGCATGTGCAACCAAGCGGTCAATGACTGCCAAGGACATACCATCTGCATTGGTGATTGTTGCATTTGACAATGCAGTGCCGCCGAAGATGTGATGCTGTGCGTCTGGTGCAGCAAAGGCGTTTCCTGCAAAACCAGTGTAACTTGCTGGGTAGGAGAAATCTGCATTGATGCCGCGGATACCTGACAAGTACATGAAGCACAACTCATCAAGAGCCAATGCCCACTTGTCCGACAAGCGTGCTTTGGCAACGCTACGCAAATCGTGCAGTGTGCGTTTGCGTGTCATACGACCACCAGCATTTGCACCGAAGCGCATCTGGTCGATAGTCAAGCTATCAGTGGCAAAGGTAAGTGCTTCCTCGTTGCCTTCCAAAATGTTATCACCCTCTGTGGGCGCTTGGGTGAGCTGCAATGACAGGTCATAGCTGATTGCATCACCCGCATCCTTCTCTAAATCCTTTCGGATTAAGAAGGGCTGGTTTTCATCACCCATGAAACGCTTACCAAAATAAGACTTGCGAATCGTATCCACCGCAAGGGCGGCACTATACTTCTTAACAGCTTTCGGGTCATTGACCCCAATCCGTGTAATAGCCATGTGGACTATCTCCTTTCTAACCTATCCTTGGCTGTTATTGTCTGGTTCAGCGTTTCCTATGATAACTTCTCTCGGAGCATCAATGCCTAACCGCACCCTACGACCAGACTTTGCAAGCGGTCGAATCACCACTGTGTGGTCGCCCACAGTGACCCGAACAACCTGCTCCATCTGAATGTCGATGATTTTCATGCGCTCAAGTATTCGCGTTGTTGTGCAGGTGTCAATTTTTGCAGTGCCATTTCAAAGGCTTCGCCATCAAGCGCATCAAGGTCGGAGAACTTGTTGTCCGATGTCTCACCTTCCTTCGCGGAAGGTATGTCCGCCAATGTCTGTGTTGGTTTTGCTTTCTGTGGCTTGACCTTTGTAGCTTTCTTCGCCGCAGGGGTGAGTGCTGAGACATCCTTCATGGTCTGCTCAGCAGCCTTCACAAGTGCATCAATGCCTGACAAGCTTTCTTCGCTTGCAATGAGGCGGTTGTATCTGGCGTGGAACAAGTCATACATTACTGGATTCTTTTCTTGGTCAAACTGCGGGTTACTGTTGAAGAAGGCGCTAGTTGTGTTTGCCCAGTCCTGCTTATCGAAGTGCGCCTGCATCTGCTTAGACTGCTCTGCAAGTACATTCTGCGCGTTGAGCTTGTTCGCCTCAGCCGTGTACTCGGCAAGCGTCAAGTCGCCAGCATCATACTTGTCTGCTAACTCTTTCAGTGCATCGGTGCTGTCAACTGGCTCAACTACATCTGGTCGAACTACGGGCGCGATTGTCGGGATGACCACTTCTGGTAGCGATGTATCCTCCGCACTTGGTTTGGTGGTGGTGTCGGTGGTGTCATCTTCTGCATCAGGCTCAGGCAGGTCGCTGGTTGGCTCAGTTTCATCATCAGTTGGTTTAATTTCATCATCAGTTGGTTTAATTTCATCATCAGTTGGTTTAATTTCATCATCAGTTGGCTCATCCATGACCCCTTTACCGTTTTCGTCCAAGTTAATCTCAAGTGCCGCTAGTTCCTCGGCTGTTAGTGTATCACCATACTCAACTGACATATCTCAACTCTCCTTGTTGTGCAGTCCAAGACGCTCTGATGCGTCAAGGATGTGCTTTTGTGCTTCAACATCGGCTGATGTTGATAGCTTGCGTGCCTTCGCCTGCTCAGTGAGGAAGCGTGCCTGCCGCAACTTAGCATCTGCATTGGTCTTATCAATCTCTGCCTGCTGCTCTTGTGTAGCCATAGCAGCCTGCTGAGCCTTCAACTGCTCCTTCTGCTGCTGCATCATCTGCATGTTCGGGTCAGCTTCATTGGCAGGTGGTGTTTGACCATTAAGCTCACGAATGCGTGCAACAATGGTGTCTTTGTCAGGGACATCTGACAGGTCAACAACAAGGTCAAGCAGGTTCAGGGCAACTTGTGGGTCAATGCGTGTGAGCATTTCCATCAAGCTGTCGAACATGCTCTGACGCATGGTCTCACGGAAGTCCTGCTGTGATACGCGAAACTTGGCTTTGGTCTCTGTGATGTTGTCCTCAGTGTTGATGTCCATGTAGCTGGTCATGCCGCTATGACTGGTCAACATGATGGTCTGCGGTTCATCATAGAACTGTTCAATCAAGGATAGCTGTATCTCACCCTGTAGTTGCAGGAAGATGCGGTAGTTGTCAAAAAGCTCCGCCGTCACCGTGCTGCCCTCGTTGTGTAGAGCATTCACAGCCTTTGACGACACGGCAGCTCCCTGCCCCATGTTGCTGCTTGTCACGCCAGCGACCTTGCTGATGGCATCGGAATCGTACTGCATGATTTCCATGTGCTGTGATGCAAGGTTACCGCCTGTGTCCAAGTCAAAGCGTGCGCTACGCCGACCGTCAAGGCGTATCATGGCATCGGGGCGTGCAATCTCATCCTCAATAGCGCGCCAACCCTCAGGTGATGCCGCATCTGCCTCCGCGATAACTCGTGTGGTGGATAGCAAGTGCAGTGACTTGGAGTGCCGCTTGTTCAAATCCTCTTGTGCCCAGCGTGCGTTTCGCACAACACCATAGGGCATCCCATCTTTCTTCTTGCGGTAGGCAAAGCATGGTACGAATGGGAAACGGTTGTGGTGGTAGGGACTATTGCCACTGCCTAGCAGGATGTTCCCAGAAAACACCGCGTACTTCATGCGCATGGTAGTGGTTTCAGTGATAGATGCACCGTTCTGCACCTCTTGCTGCACATAATCATCGCCCAAAGTGTCACAGAAGCAGCCATTTTTCGGGTGGTTCATCTTGCGCAAGATGCTGGTATCGGCAGGTTCCCGATACCACGCCTCCACAATGCGCACCATTTTGCGCTCTGCGAAGTCCCGCGTGAACTCAACACCCTGCAATGGCGTTCGACCTGTTGCCATGTCCTGTGCAACAGGTTCCTCAAAGCCAGAATCCTGTTGCACAGGGTCTTGGTTCACCATGCGCTCAAGCTGCTCTGCCTTCTCAGGGTATAGTTTTTTAGCAATATCCAAGTCCAACCACTTTGCGCGGAACACATAGCGGCAGTCTGACAGAGTGGGCGATGTGGACTGTGCATCAAACCAAATGTTGCGCCAGTCGGCGTACTTTATGAAATACTGCTCCTTGGTTGGGTCAGTGTGTATTCCCAATTCGACCCAACCCACACCAGACACAAGCGCGTCCTTGAACGCCCTTGATGTTTCCATGGCTGCATAGGTGCTGTCGTTCAGGTACTTCACAAGCTTGGACTTTGCCAGAGCTGCTTTCGTATCCTTTGGTTCACCAGTGACAGGGATGACATGGTTCTCAAGCCGTGTTCGGCGTTCTGTACCAATGAGCCAGTTCACAGTTGGGGCAATCTCGTTCAAAACAAGCGGTGCTTGTCCACGCTCTGCCATTGCCTGCTTGTCTTCCTCACTCCACTGGTCACCGTCATAGAAATCAGTGTCAATGGATTGCTCATGCCGCGATGTGCCGCTGGCATACCGTGCGTTTTTCCACCATTCGTTGAGTTGTTTCAGTAAAGTCATGGTGGAAGCGTAGCGGCTGTTCAAGCAATGCGCCAGTTCGCGTGACGGCGTTGGCGTTTGCTTGCGGTGTTCGTGAAGTGATGCACCGTCTGCGCATAGGTCAATGCAAGGGCATCCGACTTATCTGGCGAAACAAGACCGCGCTTCTTCATATCCTTCTTGCTCTCCAGTATGGCGCGGTCTTGTTGGTTGAAGCAGTATTCAAGCGCAATCAACTGGTTAGCGAGGTCGTTGTCTTGTGGGAAGTCTAAGCCGTTGGTACATGCCTCGCGCAGTGTGTAGTACATCTCAGCACGCTTATTCGCATACTTCTCTGGGTCATCAGGTGATGATGCAAAGTTTATTTCCGTAACACGGTTGAACCCAAGCTGCTTCATTCTATCCACAACACCGCCGCCCACACCGCCGCCATCAATGAAAGTAGCATCAGGCTGATGCTTTTCAATAGCTTGTGCCAACTTCTCCGCCACCTGCATGGTGTCCAAACCCTTGTATGTCTCCATGGGGAACACCTTCCTGCCCACGCGCAAGCAGAACACCGTGTCATCATCACCGAAACGCGCCACATCAACGCCGAGGATGCGTGCAGAATTGGCTATTGCCTCCTCAGGTAGGTCATACTCTAGGCAGTGGTCTACAATGTCCTTACTGAACAACTGGGAGCTTCCTGAGCGGGGGAACTCTCCACGGACGCGGACGCGGACGAAATCAGAGTCCTCCCCATAGTCATCTACCCAGTCCTGTATCTGGCGGTTGTCAGCCATTTTCGCCGTCCTTGAATCAACCTTGACGGTGTGCCAACGATGCGAGAAGCGATTGAAGCACTCATAGAAGCGCCCTGTGTTCCTGTTTGGGTTACCAAAAGCAAACCACATTGCACCAGGTGTGGTCATTGCACCCTCTGTCATCTCCCAAATGACAGGAATGATTCCTGATGCTTCATCAAAAACCACAAGCACATGCTCCTCGTGCGTTCCAGCAAACGCATCAGGGTTCTTTTCAGACCAAGGGACGGCAGAGGCAAACCATGTGTCCGCCTGCTCCTTCAAAGCAAAGCGTGTTGCTGACCATTGGAATAGGTCAGAGTGATAGATGCGCTTGTGCCACTTGGACAGCTCACGCCATGTTTTTGTGGACAACTGTGTTGATGTGTTTGCAGTAACAACAATCTGTGGGTGAGGGCGGGTGCTGATGAACCAGAGGATGAGCCACGATAAGAAGGCAGACTTGCCTACACCATTACCTGAACTCACTGCGACACGCAGTGCTGTGTTCTCCCCTCCGAGGTGCGTGTTCACGATGTCCATCACATCATTCTGCCATGTATCAGCCCCATCCTCGCCTTCCCACTCAATCATGTGAGCAACGAAGCCCTTGAAATCATTCACATATTTGGCTATTTCATGTTCCATTCTAATACCCCTACTCCATGTATGCCATTAAAACCCAGCAGTTTGTGGGCTGCCATTCCAGCACCTGTTTCAAAAGTGGACGGTCAGTCCGTGTTATATATCAACAAGTTAGCTGCTTGCCATTCCAGCACTTTTCAAAAGTGGAATGATGCTGGAATGGCAGAAACCGTTGAAAACTATAAAGAACTAAATCTAATATACTATTATATTCTATTTTGGTGACTGTAACTCTTGCATAAGATATATATTCTTATAAAAATAGTAGTTATGTTGGAATAACAACCACCGCTCTACCCTATACAGTGTTTCTCCAAAATTGCAACCCACCAAGAACTGTTGCCACCAAAGGCTTCCTGCCTGACCTACCTGCCATTCCAGCATCATTCCAGTGATTTTCAAAAGTGGAATGCTGTCCAAATATATCAATGATAGTAAGGCTCTCTAGCATTCCACCATCATTCCACTTTTGATTTTGCCTGGGTTTTTGTGGGTGTGAAACCACTGTTTGTTGTTCATGAACCATGGTTCATGCCCCTAGTCCCATTGGGGGTAATGCACTGTTCACACAATTTTTAGAGACGACCATGTCATACATAAACTTAGTTTTGTGAAAAAGCCACCCCCACCCCAAAAGAGACTCCTTTTTGCGCGCACCACGCACCATGCCCCACGCTTACCTGACCGCCTTCAACGCACCAGCCAGCCCGCCACTCAAGCCGTGAGCCGCGCCACTCGGTTCGTGCGCCACGATGCCCAATTTTGCCTCTTGGATTGCTGCCAGCCGTTCGCGGTTCGTTGCTCCTGAATCAGCCGCCGCGCTCATTGTTGCCGCTTCTAAATGACACGCTTTTGCTTGTTCATATAGTGCCTGCGCGGTCTCGATTCGCGCCTTTATGTGCGGATTATGGGACATGCTGAAAACCACATCGCCAAGTGAACACCCTAAACCGACTGACTCACCCCATGCGCCGCATATATCCGCCAGCGGCATACCTTCCGACAACATTCGACAAATAGCCCGCTGGTCATTGCGCGTAATCATCGACCGTGTACGACTCGCCGCCGCATAATCAAAGAACCGAACTTCCATCAGCACACCCCCAAAACCGCAAACAATGCCTATTTTTTGTGCATTCACACCTTTGACATCTGGCACACACCTTGTTTATACGCGCGCGTGGTTACTTATATACCGAAGCCACTTTCAAACATTAAGAAACTGTAATGTTCCATTCATACTCTGCTAACGCGCACCCCCTATTGTTTGCCCCACGCCGCAACCAGCGGCAGGGAG